AGGAGTAGTTCTTACCCTCCCTTCAAAATCATCAAATACAATTGTCATCGCACTCGTCCACGGTTTACTCTTCGCACTTATATATCATTTTACTCACAAGGCGGTGTGGAGATGGACTCGTCAATACGAAGGATTCCAATCCTTCTGTAGCACAGAGCATCCCGATGGTCTCTGTCCCGATAATTACCGTTGTGATGCCGGTTATTGTGTATCAAAATTCCGTTAATTGAAAAAAATGATTGGGGGTCGCCTGACTTTCTAACAAGGTATAACACTATGCTAGTGCTCTACCTAGTTCCTGAAGACCCGGCCACTGCTGAAATGTATGCTAAACAGGCGGATGCGTATATGGCGAAACCTATTGGGGAACGGGATGCCGGTTTTGACCTCTTCTCAGTGGATGCCAATGTACCTGGTATGAGTTCCACCGCCGCTGGCGGAAGTGCGAGCGAAGGTACCGCTGTCAAAGTTGCCCAAAACTGCCGTGCTGCGGTCTACGACACTGTGCTGGGTCAGTTTCGTGCATACTGGATGCTCCCTCGCTCCTCAATCTCCAAGACGCCGCTTCGTCTCGCCAACTCTGTCGGTTTGATTGATGCTGGCTACCGTGGTCCTCTTCTCGCCATGGTCTATTCCACCGGCAAAGATTTCCATATCTCGTTTTGCGACCGCTACTTTCAAATCGCCGGACCCGACCTGCTTCCATTCGGCGGCATTCAAATCGTCAATGAAATCCCTGGTGGGGCGACTCTACGCGGTGAAGGCGGCTTCGGTATCACCGGTCGTGCCGGTATTACAATGAACACTGAAGCGAACGGTGGTGTTGATTACATTCGCTGAGTACGGTGTTGAGGTATTTGTATCTAAACTCTTTTTATTTTAGGAGTGTAAAATGCTCAGGCGTGAGATTAACGATGCGCTACGTGAATTGGCCCGCTTACATCCAGATGCCGAACATACCGGCTACCTCTGGAAAAATCCGTTCAATCCTCGCTCAACAGGGCGACGATGGACCCAACGTGATTTAGAGTTTTTTCGCCGCTGGCAACAATACGAACGAGAAAATCGTGCTGCGACTAATACTTATTCACCTGAAGCAGAGGCCCCTTCACCGCACCCCCCGTCGTCAACATAGGATTACCAGTATCACCCGCCTGTTCGGCGAGTTCCTTCTGTCGCTCATATTCAGCCGAACGCACCCAGTGGTCTCGTGATCCAATCTTAAAATCAGGATGTGGTTGTGCCTTGTACCAGAATACACAGTCCTCAATCTTATTTGTATGGGCGCCGTTGTGAATGACTAAACATTCGTAATCCTCGGTACATTGGTCCATAATCTGGCAGAAAAGTTCAAACGTAGGAAAGATACCGGCGAACTGTTCGTAAATGCGACGACGTGCGCTCACCTGATTTTCTCGTAAAATAAATACGTAATCCACCTGTCCTCGTAGGACTGGCGGAATACCCATAACGTACTGAATGGCCAAGATGTAAAGGAGGCCGTAATGTCTGCCGTTCATAAACAATGAACGAATCCATTTGTCGTTTACCCACTTGTTATCGTACAAACAATCGTCCATAATAATGAACGCTTTACGGTCAAGTTGGGAGGACCCACGAATCTCGGTCTCTTTACGAATCTGCTTCGTAATCTGTTCCTGACGCTTGAGTACATTGCTAACTGTCTGTGGTACAACCTCGTCGTGAATAAAGAGACTTGGCACCATAGAACCGTAGAAAGCGTTGGCGCCTTCAGTACCCGAAAACACTGTGCCGATGGGAAACTTTTGTTTATACCACATCAAATCTTTAATGAGCCAAGACTTACCGGTACCACGACGACCAATAAAAAGCACAACACCGTCATCGGGAATCATATTCATATTGAATTTGGAGAGACGCAAATTCATTGTTGGGCGGGGAGTTGCCGAATCGCCCATCGTTGGCAACATCGCCGTCAAACCAATACCTGGTCTTACCGGAGCACTCATTTCTATTGATATATACTTCATTCATTTTTCTTTTACCGCGTTTCCTCAATTTTTATGCGTAAAGTCTATCAAATTAGACCCGGCACGAGTTTTAGAAATGCCTGGTGGTGCTAATCGAAATCGTGGTGGTCATGGCGCACCTCGTGGTCGCGGAGGTGCTCGTGGCGGTGCTCGCGGCGGTGCCCGTGGAGGCGCTCGCAGTGGCAGCGGAAATACAACCAACAACAACGTAAAAGTCGCAAAACCGGCAGTCACTGAATTACCATCATCCTTACTATTATCAGGATCTCCTGCTGAATTGCCACCTAACATTTGCGATGCTCTAACCGAATTCAAGAAACCCCAAGCGTATTTTTCAGCACTTGAAAAATTAGAACCATCTCTTGAAGGTTCTCTTGTAGGATTCAAATCATGTTGGCTCGGTATATCTGGTGAGCGAGTGATGACTGTAGAGAGACAAAGCGAATCAAGTTTTGATGCTTCCTTAGTCCTTAATGATGGTACAAAACGAGATATTTTCATCAAACGTATTCATTTATTGGACCCCTTGCTCGCTATGGAGGGAGAATACGTCTTACCAGATGAAGGTGCCTTATCAGCACCCAGCGAATTATGGAAAAATACCCTTATGAAAATCAACAATCCACTCAATGAAGCGTATGTGGATGCGCTGTTCGCATTATACGCCTCCAAATTGGCCGAAAGCCGTATTTCTCCTCATTGGTGTCTCTGTTACGGTACTTTCTCCTCTCGTGTTGATACATACATTTACAATATAACGGAAGAGTACGATTCTTTACGCCGTAAACCATGGTGGAAAATGAATCAGCAACTCGGTGTTTTTAAGTATCAGGAAAGCGACGATTCCCTGGAAGTGAAAAAGTCTCTTGAAACACTTTTTACGCAACCTGGTGAAGCATTAAGTATGGACGATTTTATTTCCGTTGATGCGGAAACAGGAATCTTGACGGGCACAAATGAGATAATGGTGAGCGAAGAGGAACCTATAGTAAGCCAAGAGGAGCCTGTGAAACTAACAAGTCCCAAATTGAGATTAGCAAGACTCTCAGGCTCCGAATCCGGCTCCGATTCTGGATCCGCCTCCTACGATAGCAATGATTGTGAAGAATTTGTAGAATTCAAAAACTTTCCAGTTCAGGTCTCTCTCTTAGAAAAGGCCGACGGTACAATGGACAACTTACTTGAAGAGGAGGAGGAGGAAGGCGCAATGCTTGAAACCAAGGATGTACGATGGGCTGCGTGGTTGTTTCAAGTAATCGCTGGCCTGGTCACCGCTCAACACTATTTCGGTTTCGTCCACAACGATTTACATACAAATAACATTATGTGGTCCGGTACTGGTACAACCGATATCTATTACCGAGTTATCAAAGGAAAGGAGAGCTGGTATATGAAAGTTCCAACCTACGGTCGCCTTATGAAGATTATTGATTTCGGTCGTGCCTCATTTACAGTTCCAAAAGTCGGTTTTTTCATTAGCGACGCCTTCTTCCCTGGAAACGACGCAGCGACCCAGTACAATTGCGTACCTTTCTACGACCAAGCGGACGGTAAACGAGTTTAACCCAACACCTCATTTGATTTTTGTCGTTTAGCAGTATCATTATTGGAATCACTCTTTCCGGACCGACCAGAAAACGCTTCGCCCGTCAAAATTATGTCGCGCGAAGGTGCCAAACTCTATCCTGAAACCGTCAGCCCAATTTACAATTTATTATGGGAATGGCTCACCGATGACAACGGAAAGAATGTACTTCGCACACCAAGTGGCGAAGAGCGATATCCTGACTTTGATTTGTACCGAGCATTAGCGGCCGACGTACACAACGCTGTACCCAAGGTACAAGTTGAAAAGCCCATCTTTTCACAATTCCGTTGTTCTGCCAAAGATATTCCCGCAGATACGCAAGTTTATGAATTGATTTTAGCCGTATAATAACAGAGAATGAACCACTATTGGTCAGCCAAGATGTATGCTATCGCAATGGTTCTCCTCGTTGTAGGTGGACTCAACTGGGGAATCAAGAGCTTATCAGGTAAGGACTTTGTAACATATATTACCGGTCGCAACGTCATTTTAGCGAACGCCATCTTTGCCGCCGTTGGAATCGCAGCGCTCTTTATCGGTTTTCATCGTGATAGTTATTTGCCTTTCCTCGGCAAGTCGGTCATCCCCTGCTCTGTCCTCAAAGTTCAAACTCCCGAGAATGCTGATATCACCAAAGAGGTTTTAGTCGGTCCCGGTACAAAAGTACTTTACTGGGCCGCCGAACCAAAGAACAAAGATTTACATGAACTAAACGACTGGCAAATGGCCTATTTAGAGTACCGTAATGCCGGTGTAGCTGTCGGTGACGCCTCAGGTATGGCTCAACTCAAGGTACGCAAGCCACAACCCTACACAGTACCAGTTAAAGGTGCCCTCTCTCCTCACATTCACTACCGTAAATGTATGGGCGAAGGATTGATTGGTCGTGTATACACCGTTGAATTGGATTCCAAAGAGTTCTTTGAGAACTACGTAGATATGCAGGAGAC